TCAAAAAATATCATTTGCAACGGCATTAAATTGAATGATTGCTTCAGTTTTTGTATCTTTCATGATGTGCGAATAAATGTCTAAGGTTGTTTTGGAAGAAGCATGTCCTAAACGTTTTTGAGCTTCTTTCAATTTAACTTCTGCGTCAATTAAAAGTGATGCATATGTGTGTCTCAGGTTATGGGGCGTGATCCGGGTGACACCGGATTTTTTTATATAAGTGTCTAATTTGTAATTGAAATTCCGGGCTGGGATAGGGCGGCCGATTTTGTCTGTGAACACAAATCCCTCATCCTTATACTGATCGCGATTTTCCATTTTGATGTGATTCTGTATGTGTTTCAGTATTCTTAATTGATTGATGACTTGTGGCGGCACAGGAACGTTTCGTATTGATGACGAAGTTTTAGGACTGAGCAATTTATAATTGTCTCTCAGACCGCCTTGTTGATACAACGTATGGCGGACTCGTATGATAGATTCCTCAAAGTCTACCTTGTCCCATTTTAAAGCCACAGCTTCACCAATTCTAAGCCCTGAATAAACGAGTAGAACAAACATGGCTAAATCTTGCGGTCGTCCTCTCCTTTTTACACATTGCAGGAATTTAGATATCTCTTCCTTTTCCCAGAATTTAATGTCTTTCAGATCCTGATCGTCTGTGACTCTTTCAGCGTCTTTTGTACGAGGTAAACGAATCCCCACAAGTGGATCAAGTTTGAAGTATGAATCTCTCATAGCATTTTTAGTCATCATCTTAAAAACTTGGTGTACGCCTGTTAATGTATTCTTTGCATAATTAGGTGCAATATCATTCAGAAATTTTTGATACATAGACGCATTGATGTTTTTCACCTTGATGCTTCCGATATGTTTTTTTATGATGACCATGCTGTCTTTTCGTGCCTTCCATGAGCTTTCTTTTACAGTGTGCTTGTACGTATCAAACCACAGGTCTAAATACTCCGAAATTGTAATGGAATCGTTTTTCTCATAGAATTGTTGGTCAATATTTAATTCAGCTTCTGCAGCTGCTATCATGGCTTCTTTCTTTGTTCGGAAGCCTTTTTTTGTTTTTTCTCGACGTTTTCTGGTTATAGGATCATTGTAAGTGATTCTATATTCCCAGTTATCTCCACGCTTCCTATAACTTGCCACGGCTATTCCCTCCAATTTTCTAAATATAGACTCTAATACTATTATGCAATGTTACATAATGTTTTTGTAGGAAAAAATCCACAAAGTATGATACTAAGGCAGTGAATCAAATAGTGATTGTTTCTATTAGTTTAGAACTAAAATAACATATAAAATATATCTTTTTAGTCAGAATTGTGGTATAATAAAGAAGAATCGGAAAATTATTTCTATTTGGATTTTTTGTTCTTTCTTTGACTCTTTCGTCATTAATCGACAATCTTTTTTTGTTCAGTATGTTAAATTAATTTTGAAATGGTGATTATGATGAGTGAAGGTATAGTTGATGTTAGAAATCATTTAAAGCGTATAATAGAGTCGTCGGATGAAAAACAGAAAGAGATTGCCGATAAAATTGGAATTAGTGCTGCCCACTTAAGCAAGTTTTTGAATGGGCAAGAAATTTCACTTTGGATGGTACTGGAGATAGTAAGTTATCTTGATAAGGATAACGAGGTCGAAATCATGCGGCAATGTTGCCTTGAAGCGACTAAGAAAAATATAAAAACTGCTTTTGAATATGCTCATTCTAAAAGTTTGGACTCAGTCACTTGTATGCTTCTAAACAAAACCTTGGAGGGAAATAACAGAGAATTAAAGGAATGGGCAATAGTCTATCAGTGGCAACTATGGTCAAAATATAATCGCGTTTATAGCGAAGTTGATTACCTCGAAATGTTAAAAAAGCTTCAACCCAATTCTCATGACTTAAAAACACTATTGCAAATTCTTGAGATGCTTTGTTTTTATTACAGTGAGAAGTATGACTTATCTCTGCACTACATAAAAAAAATTCACAATATGCTTCCTGAAATTAAAGACCCATTTATTAAAAAAGCATTTTTAAGCCGCACAGACGAAGCTCTCGCCAATATGTATCTTAAATTCGAAAACGAAATAGATAAATCCAGACGAGCTGCTGAAAAGCTTATTGAAAGAAATTTTAGTGTTAACTCTGTGACTAATGGTTATTTTATATTGGGTTTATCATATTTATTTGAATCATACGAGAAAACTTCAAACTTTCTCAAGAAAGGAATTCAATTAAACAACACGAAAGAAAGATATTTTGTAGCTAATGACTTAAGAGAACAATTAGCTATAGCAAACCTTTTCTGGAACAAATCCGTGCCGAAAGAATATGTAGTGACTGATTTTATTCAGTCCGTAGTCAATGAAGCTAATTTAAAATATTTCTATGATGACAAATACTATTCAGCTTTGGCTTTTTATTTTGACGGAAGAAGAGAAAGAAGTCAGGAGAAGCTGCTTTTATCGCTACATGTTTTTTGCGAAAAGAAAGATTACTTTAGAGCAAATCTACCAAAAATGGAGTTGCTAAAATTGGGAGTTGATTATAATATATTAAAAAGGGAGGTGAAAATTAGTGAAAAAGACAATTATAGGAGTTTTGATTACTTTAGCAATAGCACTAGCATTTGTTTTTAGTACAAAAAACGAGGATGCTCCGGGTTCGAAAAGCAATATAGTTGTTCCATCAACTGGAACTAAACAACTGGCTGATCCTCCAGTGGGAATGAGTTATAAGTTATCCAAAGAAGCACCGAAGCCTAAAAAAGAAAAAGCTATATTTTATTAAAAAGACGCTGCCAAATACATAGGCAACGTCTTTCGTGTTTTTAAAGAGGATTTCCTATTTTGACAAAACGAGAAAATAGGAAATCCTTATGTACTCATTTATTTTTAGTGTGTATTCAATTATAATAAGAACAAACGTTCGTAAAAGGGGCTACTAACAATGAAAAAAGAAATTTCACTGGATGAATATTTGGAAAAATTAAAGCAGTTATTAGAGAAAGAGTCAGTCGGAGCGAGAGCCGCCCTTTGATTCTCTATATGCTTTCAATACTTCTAACATCACTTTTATTTCATCATCCGAAACTTCTTTACCACCAAGTGTTAAATTGTATTTTTCTCTCAGGTTTTCTATAGATAAGTCGCGTTCAAAAGTGAGTTCTAATTCTTCGTCAGTGAAATTGTCGAGGTTTTTTTCTTCGGTGAAAAAATAAGACTGATCAACATCGAAAAATTCAGCAAGCGAATTAATCATTTTCAATGATGGATTCGTAACACCACGTTCAATTTTTGAGAGGTAACTGTGTGTCACTCCTAATTTATCAGCTAAGTCTCTTAAAGTTAACTTTTTGCTTTTCCTTAACTTTTTTAATTTTAAACCCGTATTGTTTGACAAATTTTCTCACCTTTTTCAAATCATATATTAAGATAACTCGATTTTTTTATTTAACTATATATTCAATGTGTACTTATTATAACATGTCATGGTGACATATAGTCTCAAAAAACAAATTTAGAGGGTTGCCAAAAAAATGAGAGAGTGTTATATTTGTTTTGGGTCTTATTTGTAACATTTTTTTTAGAGAGGATGTGATTTTTAGTGGTCATGAGAGAGCTGGGATCGAAAATACAAACTAAAAGAAAAGCTAATAATCTTACACAAACATGTTTAGCTGAAGAGCTAAAGCTTTCTCGCTCTTATATTAGTAAGATTGAAACCGGAAAAATATATCCGAGTCTAAAAACTTTGGATAGAATTTCTCAAGTGTTAAATGTTCCAGTGGAATATTTTTTTTAGACACTTTGTGTACTATTATGACACAAAAGCAGGAGGTAAGTATGAAAATAGAACTTGAACAATCTGATATCGAAAGAATTACAAACGACGTTATCGCAAATGTGAGTGCTGCTTTGATTCCTAAAATTCAAGAAATGATTTCGGTCTTATCCTCGCAAGATCAACTTCTGACTAAAAAAGAAGTTTACGAGGGAATCTTGAAATGTACAGCCAGAACAGCAGAAGAATTATATTTCAGCCAGCCTGATTTTCCGGTTTTTGAGTTACCAGGGCGACCCGGTTCAGGAAAAACACAACAGAGATTTTCGCGGCGTGCAGTCGAGGCGTGGATTGCTCAAAAAAATTGCACCAGAGCGGAAAGGATTGGATGAATTGTTTTTAATTAGTCATGTTTGGCAAAAGAACAAGTTTCATTTGGTTGTCAGTGAATCTAAGTTAACTCACGAAAAAGCTCTGGATAAACTTCTTTCTCAAGGTGGGAAGGTTATCAGAAATGAGAGGGCTGACAATCTGTTGGGTACAGTTATCGTTAACGGAAAGAGATCGGTTTGGCCCTTAACTAAAGCAGAGGCAATAGAACAAGGGAGTGAAAACTAATGGCTAAATTCCGGCAGGTTCATGTGCAATTCTGGCAAGATCCAAAAGTATTAGAGGAATTAACACCTGAGGATAAATACTTTTATTTGTATCTCTTAACTAATCCCAATACGACTCAAATAGGCATTTACTCTATTACTAAAAAGCAAATGGCCTTTGATATTGGATATTCAATCGAATCGATTAACAGTCTTATGGAACGGTTTCAAAATCATCATAGGTTAATCGTGTATAACTCTGATACGCGGGAAATTGCCATCATCAAGTGGGGGAAATACAACCTCAATAAAGCTGGAAAACCAATGATGGACTGCATAGAAAAAGAGCTGCAGGAAGTCAAGGACAAAACGTTGATAGAGCTTCTTTATCCGCACATTCCTAATGAAGCTATCAGGGAATCATTTTCACGATACGTAAACGACACGTATAACGATACGTTACCGACAAGTGGACAAGAAAAAGAAGAAGAAAAAGAAGAAGAAAAAGAAAAAGATATATTGTCGAGTAAACTCGACGACACATCTTCCAAAAATGATGTGATTCCTTACAAACTTATTATCGACCTTTTGAATAAAGTATCCGGTAAAAACTATCGTTCAGCTACACAGAAAACAAGAAGTCTTATTAAGGCAAGATGGAACGAGGGTTTTAGATTCAATGATTTTAAACATGTCATCCTTGTTAAAACTCAAGAATGGTTAAATGATCCGGAAATGAACAAATTCATTCGTCCAGAAACGCTATTCGGTACCAAGTTTGAAAATTACTTAAATCAAAAGGGAGGCCGTCAGTTTGATTCCAGCCCAGCAAACGAAACAAACCAATACACAGGCCTTTTCTAAAGCAGTTCCTAAAAGCTTGCAACATTTGTTCCCTAAGAAGATCGGGGTTAGGGAGTGCGAGGGGTGCGGTAACGAGGTTCCGATTTACTTACAGAATGGCAAGAAGCATAGCCGGTGTTTAGCTTGTGACAACCTTGCACTTGAAAAAGAAATGATTGAGTTTCAAGAAGAAACAGCAGCGGACGCATTCTTCTGGAATAACAGTCTGGTTCCTCCGGATATTCAGAAGGCCACATTCGGTAATTTCAACGTGAAAGGCTTATCAGACTCACAGATGGACGCCTTTCGAAAGCTGAAATGGTACGCTGAGAACTTTGAAAACTGGGGAGACTTTGATTCCTTGCTACTACAAGGGAATTACGGGATCGGAAAGAGTCACTTGTCTCACAGCGTTGCGCAGTATGTCAAAGAGCTGCGGAAAAAAGTGATCTTCGCCAATACAAAAATGCTGCTACGGAAAATCCGAAACTCATACGGGGATAAGACGGAAACAGAAAGCCTTATTCTCAAAAACATTGAAGAATGCCAGTTACTTGTGATTGATGACTTGGGCGCAGAGTACGTCAAAAAGGACAAAGACGGTGAGGAATCATGGGCCACGGACTTGATCCTGACAATTATTGAGTCTCGGCAGGACAAGCCCAATATCATTACCACCAATTACAACGTCGAAAATCTCCAAGCGAAATACGGTGTTCATGGCGGCCGCATCATATCCCGAATGATGAAAGGGACAAAGGTTGTCAAGTTTACTGGCGAGGACAAACGAATACCGAAAGGAGGCGGGAACAGTGCATGGAACTAAGGCTCAGTTGATTATGCCCGGCGTGTGGGAGCTCAAGCCAGAACGGAAGCTTACTGACGCTGAACGCAAAAAAGAGATTAATAAACTTATTGCTCTCATTGATCAGAAAATTGCTGACTATCAAAACTTTAGGAGGAATGCAGTTTGAAACACGGTAAACGCCCAACACGCGCGCAAAAGGACATTATCAAGCAAAACGGTTTAAATCCAAACAACTGGTTGGTTTCTAAAAACCTGCAGCATGAACAGAGATTGATCATTGTTCATCGGTATACCGGGACGGTAAGGAAGTGTTTGGCATGAGCGTTGCGGTTCTTGCTGATCGGTTAGAAATCGCTTTGACTGATCTTAATTTTGAATGGTCATTGGTGCAAATGCGTCAGGTTGTTGATTACTGGTATGACGGCAAATCCATTTATGACATGGCCGAGCTGCTGAATAGAAAGCCGGATGAAATCATTTTGCTCATTGTTGACTTTGCAAGAGGCCGCGTGCTTCCGCCACGTCCTTATGGGTTAAATGCGAATAAGCGAATTTCAATCAAGAGAACGCATCTGAAAGGCAAAAAAGATAATCTGCGGCGGTTCGTGCAGGATAGCCCGGTGTATATACCATTCATCGAAAAAAACTTTGTCTGGAATGATTCGGAGATCAAGCGGTTTCGTGAAATGTGGGAAGCCAATGAGTCTATTATCTGTATTTCAGAGGAGCTTGATAGAGACATAGACGAGGTTCTATTCCTTGTTATGGATCAAGCCAGCAGTGACTTCATTCAGCCACGAATGAACGGACTTCTCGGAAAGGATGCGACGGAACATGATCTTATCAGGCAGCGCCTTCCCTTTTGAGAAAGCAACCATTCACCAACTTATGGTCATTGTGCGGTATGAAGAATGTCCGCCTGACTATAAAAATGCTGCGATGCAATTATTGATCAAGAAGGGAGCGGGGACCGTTGGAATGGACAGAACGTCAGCACTTGATTGAGTGGCTCACTATCTTGGGCGGATATGGAAAAGCATTTCTGGAACGCCAGTCAGACGATGAAATTGAGACACTTTACAACCTGCGTATCAAACAATTGAACGAAGAGTAAGGAGGCGAGGACATGACAGAGAATAAAAACTTACGTCAGCATGGAGAAGTCATTACATGGGTTATGACGGAAGAGGAGCGTTTGGAGTATATAAAAAAACATCCAATCATCCCAACGGAAGAACCACAGACAAAGCTGCAAGTTTTCCCGATGAACGATTGGATGTAATGATGGTCATTTAGTAAATGCCACCGTATGGAAAATAGAAACCTAGACAGTTCTATTATACCACACGGGGGCGTTGACAGTGAACAGTCCAAGAAAAATAGAAAATCTGGATCAGGTACTTAATCAACTGGAAAAAAACAAAAATTACGTGATTGTGATTGATGGGATAAATCAAGTTGTTCAATTCACAGAGACGCCGGAACACGGAAGAACAATCGTTCAAACGTCAAAAGGCAATCTCTCAAGAATTGACTATGAGTACGGATATAAATTTTAACGCAGAGGGGACCGGTCCTCTCTGCAATATGGGAGGAACGGATATGAAAGAGAGAATCGAACGTCTTAAAAAACTGACATACATTTCTCAGAAGGAAATTGCTTGGCTTATTGAGCAAGCTGAACTTTCTGTTAAACAGCAGGAAATCATTGAGGAAAACAAGCGCCAGCAGGAAGTAACGGTTCATCAATTCCGGCAGGCTCAAAAGGACATTCAGCATCTAAGCGGGGAAAGCAGCCGATACAAACAGGCATTGGAGAAGATCATTACCAATCTAAATTTCGCGATAACAGTTGCCCAGAATGAATTGGAGGGGGATGTGAAATGAGCGGATTATCACAGGAACAAATAAACGTGGATTTATTTGACGAAGTCCAGCGGCTGAAAAAGGAAACGCAACAGGCTCAGGAAGAGATTCAGCGGATCACTAAAGAGAGTGACGGTTTCAAACAAGCATTAGAAAAAATCGCTGCTCTCAAGCCTTCGACTAACAATGATATCAACGCTTGCAACTTTCAATTTGCAATTACTACAGCCAATTTAGCATTGGAAGGTGCTGCGGAATGATCCCTTTACAAGTAGAGCTTCAGCGGGCAGTCAAAGCCACAAAAGACGAAGCGATGACCATTTACGAGGCGGCCGAACACTTAAAGGTTAATGTCGAGAAAGTACCTATGATCGTTGCTCAGGCTGATGATCTGAAAATGATAGGCAATGACGCAATTATTGCAAAAAGAGACAAGACAAATGGCTGGCTCATTGGGGCGATGGTTTTGGTTTTATTCTTTGCAATCGCAGTCGGCTGGGAATAGGAGGATGACAGCTATGAAACAAGATTACAAGCCCGTTCTCCAGCAAGCAATTGAGGTTTTTGAACAGAAGTACGGTGACAACGGCAGGAACTATCTAATGTTCCTGCTGCAAGACAATCTAATGAAAACCGTCGGCGGGCGGAAATAAGGGAGAGAATAAATATGAATCTACAAAAAATGTTCGAAATGCAAAAGGCGCTTGATGAACGGATCATCAAAGAGAAGGGGCTGGAAGGTCAGGACTTGCTGCCGAACCTCATTCTTGCTTTACAAGTAGAGCTGGCCGAGTGTGCGAATGAATGGCGCGGCTTTAAGCATTGGAGTAATGACAGAGAACCTAGAATTTGTGTAATAGATAAAAAGGGACAGACTGCAAAAGAATATTATAAAAATCCACTGCTTGAGGAATACGTGGACTGCCTGCATTTTATCTTGAGCATCGGGAACCGGCTTGGCTGGAACGACACTGACACCATAGATGGTGTAGTTGTGCAACATTTAATTTCTGAAAAAGGGTTTGATACAGCAAAAACATTCTCTTGCTTGTTATCCATTGCTTATGGATTCCATTTCAGCAATGTGGAAAAGCGGACATATATCAGCTTATTTACAACGTTCTTTGAATTAGGCAACAAGCTCGGCTTTAAATGGGAACAAATCGAAGCTGCTTACATGGAGAAAAACGCCGTCAATCATCAGCGGCAGCAGGAGGGGTATTGATGAACCCCACCGACAACCCGATCATTTCAGCCATTATCAGCAAACTAAACGCACAACAGGAAAAGGGGCTTGCCAAGTACGGCCAGCCCGTCCACATTAATGCTTACGACCTGCGCGGCTGGTTGCAACATGCACTTGAAGAAACTCTTGATCATGCAGTCTATCTGGAAGCAGCTATCCAATCTCTGGACGACAATCAAAATATCAAACAAATTATCAAAGGATTCAATGAAATGGAGGCTGCACGTGAAAACATCCAACGCTTATATTCTTCTCGACATTATAGCGGGTGGGATCATGCAATGTCACATTTTAAAGAGATTCTTGTATCGGCTCAATTATTGAAGGAGGATGCACAATGAACACATCATACAGAGTTTGGGACGGCGAGAAGATGCATTATTGGGATGATGAGGGATTGAGTCTCGTTATTACAGTCGGGGGATGGAGCTTGTACCGCCATACCAGCTTATCACTTCATCCAATTCGGCTTGCGGATAGCACACAAAAAAATGCGGTCCTCATGTGGGGCACAGGGTTGAAGGATAAGAACGGTCGGGAGATTTACAATTATGCTTTGGCTGATTTTCTTGGTAGAAAATACACCGTCTGTTACTTCGAGGGTTACTATGCTTTAACACTAGATTCAAGCAATATCGATTGCATCCCGTTACATAACGGAATAAAAATAGAAGTCGTTGGCGATATTTTTCAAAACCCTGAGTTATTGGAGGGCGCGGAGTGACAAAAGAAGAATTGCACAGCTACTATTGCGAGGATTGTGAAGAATGGACATATATCGAAGTGCTTAAATACCCCAATGGTGTTCATTGTGCACACTGTGGAACGGAGGGTATTGCAATAAGCTCTGATGATTTCAAAAAATTGAAATGGGCATCAGAACAAAATTAAATAAGTCCAAGATGGAGACGCCTGCGGACACTAATCACTGTACAGAATATCTGTGCTCTGGTTGGTGTCCGTTTTTTATTTGAACGGAGGGACGGCATGAAGAAAAGGAAGAAAAAGCCCAATAAAAACACACAGGAGCGTTCTGAACGGTTTTGGCGGCAAATGATGGGTCAAGATAGGCAAACATTGAAAAGAGGCAAAGGCGGGGCTTTAAGACGCAAATAAACGGGAGGGTAAAAATATGAATCAATTAACATTAAATATTCCTCAGATTGACGAAGAAGCGACTAAATTAAAAGCAGAGAAGCTGCTTGATCAATACCGGTTATATCTCTTACAGGTGCCAGATGATTTTTTGCCAAAGGTTACACCAACTTATAGCATTGTTCCGCCAAGCATCACGAATGAGTTTCATTCCTCAACAGAAGAGGCAGCATTAAAACGTCTTGATTGGGAGATTCAGCGTGATAAATTCCTAAAAAGGATTCAAAGAGCTGTTAACCGTCTTTCTCAAAGAGAACGGCAGATCATTGTCATGCTCTATATGCAGCCGGAAGAAATGTATGATTATGAAGTGTATGCAGAAATGGACCTGAGCCAGCGCAGCTATTATCGTGTGAAGGCAAAGGCTCTATATCGGTTGGCATTTGCTCTGAGAGAAGAAGTATATAAGGATGGGGGAACCTCTAAATGAATTTTGTTCAGCCTATACGTGATCCGGAATGCATCTTTTACATCAAGAGGTTTTTAAAAGAGCAAAACATGAGGAATTACATGCTATTCGTGACCGGTATCAATTCAGGGCTCCGCATATCAGATATTCTGCAGCTGAGAGTGAGAGACGCTAAACGGCCATACTTCAATCTCATAGAGAAGAAAACGAAAAAGAAAAAGAGAATCGATATGACGCCAGCTCTTCAAAGAGAATTTAAGGCCTATGTCGAAGGAAAAGAGGATCATGAATTTCTCTTTAAAAGCCGTGAAGGGATTAACAAGCCAATATCCCGGTCGATGGCATACAAGATTCTCAGGGCTGCAGCTGAGTATGTTGGTTTAGACGATATTGGAACCCATACATTGAGGAAAACATTCGGCTATCACTTTTACAAACAAACGAAGGACGTTGCTATGCTGCAGGAGATATTTAATCACTCAGACCAACGGACAACCCTGCGTTATATTGGAATCAACCAAGACGCCATGAACAACGCTATGAAGAAATTTAAAATATAACCAGGCTCATCCAAAACAATAAGGATGGGCCTTTTTCTTTGCATTTTTCGTCAATTCCTCAAAAATAACAGGTGTGTAATTCATTTTAGGGATATTGGTTAAAAACAGAGAGGACAAGGGGTTGGCTCAGTTCAACGAGTTGCACAGTATAAAACATATGGGTAATTCGTGGATTGTGTGGATATGTATAAAAGTTACCGTTAATTAATTCGTGATTGTGAGAAAGGTAGCTGATATGATTAGTATAAAATGACAAAAGGAGGAAGTTTCTTGAACAGAGAATTTGATTTTTGTAAGTGTGAAAATAGCTCTGCATCAAACCCTCAAATAGAAGATGAGTGGGGTTATTGGTTTGTTTGTAATGACTGTAATAAAAAAATAGAGGATGATTTTCATTATTTTGATGAACCAGATATTTATTAGTCTTAATTTTAAAGGAGGTGAGTGGGATGAGTAGAGGTTCTGGATCAAAGAAAGAACAGAAAGGTATGGTTTGATGTGTCTGTGAAACTACATATAAGGGTGGTGAATATTATGAGCAGAGGTGCAACACTTTTAGATGAAAAAGGCATGTACTAAAATTTTGGCAGAAAGATGGCACGATAACGGCACACCATTTTGTGTAAAGTGAGTTATTATGGTAATAGGCAATAAATCGACAGGCGCTTTCCCAATTGGGAGGGCGTTTTTTCATTTGGATTTATCACTAAAAAAACTATGTACTAAATATTCTATTATGGAGGTAGTGCCGTGATTAAGGAAAGTAAGCTGCCATTTATAGAAGCCCTTGTGTCTCTTGGATGTTATGAAGGAGCAAAGGGAGCGGCTTTGTATGATATGTCTGTTCCTGAATTAACTAAATTGCTCGTTGAAACAAGATGTAAGCTTGTTCGTAAATAATTCGACAAATTCTGCAAATTGTTCCTTTGTCCTTTTCTTTCACCGATAATAAGGTGGGAGGTGATACTATGGCTTTAATAAATCATCAAATATCCATGCGATTAGAGACGGCAGCTAGAAAAGCACTTCGCCTTAACGGTCGTGGCGGATTATATGGTGTAATTGATGCAGATTATATTGATAGAGTCGGTCGTGCTTTTACCGTTCTTGTAGCTGCTGTTTCACCATATTACAAAAATGGTTCAGTAGAGGATAAAGCGAAAATTGATAGCTTTTTAGAGAAGTATTTGTATTTAGGTGATACAGACACACCTAAAGAAGATTACTCGTCAGGTGTACAAGAAGCAGCTGAAGAATTGCGTAAACTAGTAGATGAATTAAATTAATTGTACAAGCACTTTCCTTTTGTGAAAGTGCTTTTTATATTCTCTGTAAACTGCTTCCGGTAAATCTCAGGGAGGACTATTGGCGGTTAACGGCTTGAGTACGGTGGCAGTTTAGAAAGAATATATCCAAACGCTTTCCCAATCGGGAGGGAGTTTTTATTTGGAGGGATTAACCTTGTCAGAGAAAGATTTGTATGTTGAACAATTTAAAGCATGGCGCACAGAGCAAGAGCTGCTTTTAAAACAGATCAATTATGATATTGAAGTTAGTCAAAGAAAGATTGAATTGAACGAGAAACAAAAGCAATTGCACTTACAAAGAGTGAATATAGGGATTCAGGAGTTTAATAATTGGGCAGAAACCTCTAATCGTGAAGAAAGGTTGGAGTTGTTAAAGGAGGACCAAACAGATGAGCTTTGATTTGAATCTTGCACATATGAGTATTTCGGAATTGTTGGAAAAGGCAGCAGAAAAGAATGAAATCATTTATACCAGACGAAATCAAAGACGTCTTGGTAAAACAACAGCATTAATCCGGTTTGCGAGAGAAAATAATTCTCCTATTCTTATGATTCCGGATGTGGCACATACTTATCAAAAGGAACATCCAGACTTAACATTCATTGACTATAAAGACGAGATAGCTTTGGATGGACTAACAAACGTTGTTTGTGATGAAGGTGTCCCTTTAAAGGTCATTGAGAGATTGCATGGACTCGGCCAACTATTAACGGGTTTTGCCATCGAGGACGAAATGGTGCCTGTCTATCTAACGAAATCGTTATTTCAATCTAAGGCCTCTCCTTTGTTACAGATTGAGCTTGATGAAATAGATTCTGTGCCGCAGGTTTTCTATAAGGGCGAAAAGATTACTAATCGTATTGCGGTTGATTTCGAATGGAGGACGGGAGAATCAGATAAGATCGGCTCGACGTATATTCGTCTCAAGCATGGCACGGAAATAGACGGCATGTTGGCTGTTGATACAAAGGAAATTGCATTTGGTGAAAGGGCTTATAGGTAGGAGGCATATACAATGAAACTTTTATTAGTTCAAGCTGATTCTTATTTGACGAATGAAACTAAGGAGAAGATAAAGAAGGATGTCACAAACGCATTCAGACAAGGATTCTTAGTTTATGATAAAGGATTACATGTGCAAGTTGTTGAGTTGGATGACAATGCAACAACCGAACCACTTTTTTGTGATGATCAAAAGTTTACAACTATACATTTTCCTCATGAGGGCATTCAATCATGAAGAAAGCTTTAAAACCTTGCAACGAACCCGGATGTCCTAACTTAACACGAGAGGGCTACTGCGAACTGCATAAGCGAACCAAGCCAGCCTATGATCAATACCGGGAGTCCGCTGCTAAGCGTGGATATAACAGCAAGTGGAGGCAGGCGCGTCTTGGCTACTTGTCAAAGCATCCGTTCTGTGTATCGTGCATGATGGAAGGTAGACGGGTGCCGGCAACAGTAGTCGATCATATCAAGCCGCATAAAGGAGACAAGAAACTCTTTTGGGACTCAAACAACTGGCAGCCACTATGTGCGCCATGCCACAGCAGGAAGACAGCGAAGGAGGATGGAGGATTTGGGAACAGAACATCAAACGTGCATGTGTGATGAATGTGGAACAATGCTCCTGGTCAAAGGATGCTCAAAGGTTAGGAAGCATGATGACGGCATTCGTGAGCATTATATCAAGTGTCCTCGGTGTCGGACTGAGTATACATCCTATTACACCAATGCTGACATAAGACGTATGCAACAAAAGGTAAAGAAACTGTTTGCTCTTCGTGCAATGATGAAAAAGGAAACAGCATTCGATCTGTATACAAAGAAATTAAAAGAAGCACAAAAGAAATTAGAAGCCGCCATGCTGCAGTTGAAAGAGGAAATGAGCACCCCCCACCCTAAAATCTCTGAGGGGTGAACGCCGGAGACCGCGCTCCCCTCCCCATTTTGAAAAATTCCCTAAATGAAAATTCGGAAGGAGGTGAGGGAATGGCTAGACCACGGCAACCTGTTGACTTGCTACTGGTGAAAGGGAAGAAACACCTGACACAGCAAGAGATTGAGGAACGTCGAGCACAGGAAATAAAGGCACCAAACGACAAAGTAAAAGCTCCATCATATTTGCCAAAAGACTTAAAAAGAGAGTTTAAAAAGATAGCGGACGAGCTGAAAAACATCGGGATTATGACCAATTTAGATGTTGATGCGCTTGCCCGTTTTTTGTTTGCCCGGAAATTATATTTGCAAATAACAGAGCAATTGCTTGAACGGGGTCCGATGAAAACAGTGATCGTTAGAAAATTTGACGATGACGGGAATGTAATAGGAGAAGAAGAAAAGGTTGTTCCGAATGATGACTATTCTGAACTATTGATAAACCAAGACAAGTTGTTTAAACAATGCCGGCAAGCTTCAAGCGACTTAGGACTGACCATTTCCTCTCGCTGTAAACTCGTTATCCCGAAAAAAGATGATGGGAAACCGAAGTCAAAAGAGGAAGAACGGTTCGGGGGCCGCATGTAATGCAAGAGATAACTGCCGAAATTCTCATTGAACGGGTATGGTCATACGCTGAGAAAATCCGTTCCGGTGAAATCAAGGCAAGCAAAAAGCACAGATGGGCAGTTGAACGCTTTTTTCGAGATGTTGAACGCCTCGCAGATGATGACTGTCCTTATTATTTTGACGCTGAAGCTGTTGTCGATTTTTATGAATGGGCGCGGCAATTCAGACACGTCGAGGGGATTCTTGCCGGACAGCCGATTGAGCTTACAGACTTTCAGCTTTTTATAGCGGCTAATATCTACGGTTTTTATAAAAAAGAAAACGGTGCTCGGCGATTTCGAAAAGTTTATATCCAACTGGCCCGGAAAAATGCGAAATCACAGTTTCTTGCTTTAGTGGCGTCATACGAGATTTTTCCGACGCAAGAAAAACACCGGGTATTTATCGCCGGCTGGTCCAGGGAACAATCCGATGAGGTTTATCAAGCCATACTCGAACAGCTACACCATGCGCCCATACTGAAAGGGAAATATTCCTCAGCCAATGGGCGAGTAAAAAAATACAAGACAAACTCCATCATTCAGCCTTTATCTCGGGAAGCCCGGAAGTTAGGGGACGGGAAAAACCCATCTATTGGGATAGTTGACGAATATCATGCTCATGAAACAAGTGAAATTTATGATGTTCTTGATAGTGGTATGGTCGCCCGCCGCAGCCCGTTAATGGCTGTTATTACGACAGCTGGCTTTCATATGGAAAGGCCGTGTTTCAGGGAATATCAATATACAAGTAAAATCCTTGATCCAGACATTGACACGGAGAATGATGATTATTTTGTTATGATCTGTGAGCTTGATCCAGAGGACGATATAAAAGACGAATCAAACTGGATTAAAGCCAATCCCATTGTTGCAACGTATCCAGAGGGCATGGAGTCTTTGCGTGCTGCGCTTAAAGTAGCGCTGGAAGTTCCCGAAAAAATGAGAAGCTTCTTAACTAAAAATATGAATCGGTGGGTTGATCAAAAGGATAATGGATATATGAACATGACAAAATGGCGTGCATGTAGTGGTGAAATCCCTGATTTACAGGGTATGTCAGTTTACCTCGGGCTTGATCTATCCATGACTACAGACTTAACATCCGTTGGATATGTGGCTGTGCAAGAAGGTTTGTTCTACGTTGGTCAACATTCCTTTATGCCTGAAGCACGAGCCAAGGAAAAAATGGCAACAGATAAGGTGCCATATGATTTGTGGAAAGAGATGGGTTACATTACGTATACGGCAGGGGAAGCGGTTGATTATCAACGAGTCGAACAATGGATTATAGAATTTATTCATAAACATCGTTTTCGGCCGCAAGAGATCGTATACGATAAATGGAACGCTCTTCATTTAGCCCAACGTCTTGAATCAAAAGGGCTGACGACAGTCGAAATGCCGCAAAGAATAAATCATCTTTCATTACCTACAAAGAGTTTTCGAGAAAATGTTTATGAGGGGAAAATCATACACGGTAATGATCCAGTTTTAACATGGGCCATTAATAACGCGATTACTAAAATTGATCCGCAGGAAAATATCATGCTGGATAAAGCAAAATCCAAGCAAAGGATTGACCCTATTGCGGCTGTTATAAATGCGTATGCCCGTGCGATGTACTCCGGTACCAATGGAAGAGTTGATTTGAATGAGCATTTTGGTTCCGGCAATTTTAGTTTTTAGGATGTGAGAAGTATGAAAAAGGTTAGTGGATTTTTTGCAGCCATGTTTAACCCTAGAGTTATGAAAAGAGGGTTTTCTTTTTTCTTGTTGATATTAAATGATCTGCTGTTCATCACGGGGGCAGGCTTTATCCTGACAGCTGCTTATAGATGGAATACAAACATCGGTCTGATTCTGACGGGTGTCTTTTTTATGTTTTATGCCTATCTTCTGACCAAGAAAGCGAGGTGAAAATAGTTGTTAATAGATCGGATGTTTGAAAAACGGTCCGGTTCAACGGATATAGACGGTTTCAATGATTTGTTTATAAACCTATTTGGCGGCCGGAAAACAGCAAGCGGCGAAACTGTAAATGAAAGAAATTCATTAGTGCAGCCTGACGTTTTTGCATGCGTGAATGTATTATCTGATGATATTGCAAAGCTGCCGATCCATACGTTTCAAAAAACAGAAAACGGTATAAAACGTAATCCGGATCACCCCACTGCCTACGCTGTTTATGCACGTCCTAATCCTTATATGACGGCTTTCATCTGGAAAAAGTTGATGATGACGCATGTTTTGACGTGGGGAGACGGCTATTCATATATTCAATTCGGCGAACATGGTTATCCAGAAGCGCTGTACCCTTTGCGCCCTGAAACTACAAATGCTTATATTAGTCCGATTACAGGCATGTTATGGTACCAAACGGTGGTCAATGGAAAGGCTATGGAGCTGTATGATCATGAAGTACTGCATTTTAAAGGACTTTCAACAGATGGCATACACGGAAAATCACCCATAGGGGTAGTGCGGGAACATATCGGGGCACAATCGGCCGCCACAAAATACAATGCCAAGCTGTATAAAAATGAAGCAACACCGCGCGGGATCTTGAAAGTTCCAGCTTTTTTAGATGAGAAGCCTAAAGAGAATGTTCGTAAAGAATGGAAAAGAGTAAACCAGGGCGAAAATATTGCGATCATCGACAATGGCTTAGAATATCAATCTATTTCTATGCCGTTGCAAGAAGCTCAATTTGTCGAGTCTATGAAATTTAATAAAGCACAAATTTCAATGATCTATAAAGTGCCGTTGCATAAACTCAACGAATTGGATAAAGCAACCTTCTCCAATATTGAGCATCAGTCTATTGAATATGTCAGGAATACACTGCAGCCGTGGATCGTGAATTTTGAACAAGAACTCAACGTCAAATTATTTATGGATCACAACCAAAGAAGCGGCCACTATGTAAAATTCAATGTCGACAGTGAGCTGCGGGGAGATAGCCAGTCACAGGCAGAGTATTTTAAAACAATGCATGAAACAGGAGTGCTGAATAAAAACGAAATTAGAGAGCTCATTGAACGAAATCCGATTCCACACGGTGACAAATATCTCGCCAGCTTAAATTATGTGTTCCTTGATTTCATGGAGGAATATCAGCGTCTTAAAGCTGGCGGTGCCGTGAAAGGGGGTGACATCAAGAATGAAGGATAAAGAGGTCCGGCAGTTAACAACACCCATTGAAATACGTTCAGAAGGCGAAGGGCAAAGCGAATTTGTCGAAGGATACGCTTTGAAATTTGAAAAATGGTCAGAGCGTCTTGGATGGTTCAAGGAGATTATCAGCAGGAATGCACTTGATTCAGCCGATCTTTCAAACGTTATTGCTCTTTTTAATCATCAGCAAGACTTTCCTTTGGCGAGAAATACTGTTTCAGGCGATTCTGGGCGCCTTGACCTTGAAATAGATGGAATAGGTCTCAAATTCAGATTTAAGCCCTCAGACACGTCATATGCTCGTGATTTAATGGAAAATGTCCGCAGCGGTGTTATTAATCAATGTTCTTTTGCTTTTTCACTCGATTATGGCGACGCAGACGCGGACGAGTGGCGGCTGAATGAAGATGAGGACATCTATGAGAGAAGAATCAATAAAATACATCGTATTTTTGATATTTCTCTTGTCACAACGCCGGCTTATAGCGACACAGAGGCAGTCGTAGGCGCCCGCAGTTTGGAAAAAGTGGAGCAATTGAAAGAAAGACGCAACACATCAGATGAAACATTAAAAATGGAATTGGAATTACTTGACCTTGTACTCCCGGAGTAAGGTCTTTTTTTGTGTCTAAATAAGGAGGAAAAAAATATGCCAATGCAAATGAGCAAAAAAGAAATCGAATTAAGGCAGCAATTTACTGAAAAGAAGCAGCAAGCAGACAAGGCATTGCAGGAGGGCAAAACAGATGAGGCCCGTGCCTTGCTTGATGAAGTCAAGCAGCTCAAAAATCAAATTGAATTGATGACCGAAGGACGTTCACTTGATGTACCTGACTTACCGGGCGGAGTAAATTTTGTGCCGGAGCAGGAGCGGAATCCAGAGGGACGATCAGGAAACGGTGAGGTCATAGAAGAACGGCAAAATATGTTTCGCAAAGCCTTTATGAAGTCCCTCCGCGGCAAGCGTTTAACTGATGAGGAACGTGACTTATTTGAAAGTGAAGAGTTTCGGGCAATGTCCGGGAAAAATGAAGAAGATGGCGGCATCCTAATTCCCGAAGATATTTCTAGACTGATCAAAGAGTTAAAAAGGGAGCAAGTACATCAGTTAGAGCAATACGTGACTGTTGAGCCGGTTGCAACTCGCTCAGGAAGCCGCATGCTTGAGAAAAATAGTGATTTGACTCCGTTTGCAGTTCTTGAAGAAATGGACGAGATTCAAGAAACGGATCAGCCGAAATTCTCCAAACTCTCTTATAACATTGTGGATTATGCTGGCATCTTGCCACTTTCAAATACACTGCTTCAAGACACAGACCAAGCAATCATGGCCTATGTTGCTAAATGGTTTGTAAAGAAATCAATCACAACGCGTAATGCTTTGATTTTGGCGATTCTTGATAGCTTGAAAAAAGTAGAATTTAAAGGGCTGGACGCAATTAAAAAAGCTTTAAACGTAACGCTTGATCCTGCTATTTCATCAGGCGCAATCATCATGACTAACCAAGACGGCTTTGACTATCTTGATCAGTTAAAGGATGCAGACGGCAAATATCTACTTAAAGACATCCCTTCTGAACCGACAAACAAAATGCTATTTGGTCGTCGGGTGGTGGTCATTTCAAACAAGATTCTAAAAACAAAATCAGGGAAAGCGCCTGTCATTGTCGGCGATCTAAAAGAAGCGATTGTTTTATTTGACCGCCAGCAACAATCAATTGCCTCTACTGATGTCGGGGCCGGTGCATTTGAGACAAATACAACTAAAGTGCGCGCCATTGAGCGTGAAGACGTGAAGTTGTGGGATTCTGAGGCTGTAGTGTACGGTCAATTGACGTTGCCTGCTGAGTAATAAAGGAGGGTTATCATGCGAGTAACTAAAAACTATACCACTGATGGCGGAGATCGTACCGTCATTGGCGGTGTTTTAGACATCGACGGTGGAACCGTTATGAAGGATGGTCAGGAAATTTCATTAGGCGGCGGAAATCAAACCGAAATGGGTGCAGGCAGTGTAACTCATGAAATGCTGCAGGATAAGTCAGTCCGTAGTAACAATATCGGCACCGGCAGCGTAATGGAAGAGCACTTGAATTCAGCTATCACAGAAAGACTATCAAGTTTAGAAGATAGATTGAAAGCTTTAGAGACAGCTAAAACAGAACCAGCTGCAACTGAATGAAAAATATAAAAGAAAAGGATGAGTGAAAATGGCAGAAGATTATCTTTATGAGAGTGGCGGAGTAAAAACATCATCAGAAAAGGGGGCTGACGGTAAAGCAATTACACCTGTTTATCTAAAAGAAAACAGCGAGGAAAACCCTGTCTATGTGAAAGGACTTCAAGGTGAGCCCGGACCCCAAGGTGAGCCCGGACCCCAAGGTGAGCCCGGACCCCAAGGTGAGCCCGGACCTCAAGGTGAACCTGGTCCTCAAGGTGAGCCAGGTCCAAAGGGCGATCCAGCTGTAATTGAAGAAGGTTCTATTACTCACGAAATGTTGGGGGACAAGTCTGTTCGTAGCAAAAATATTGGCACAGGAAGTGTCATGATGGATCATTTGAATGCAGAGGTGAAGGCAGTATTTGACCAGCTGCAGAAGCAAATTGATGAGCTGAAAAATGAGGTGCAGACACTTAAAGGAACAGATGAAGCGCCACAAGAATAAGGCGGTGTATCCTAAATGGATTTAGAGGCTATTAAAAACTATTTAAAGGTCGAGCATGAAGAAGATGATCGCCAGCTCTTGAGACAAATAGCTGCGGCCAAAAGCTATATCATCAATGGAATAGGCCGGTATATCGAAGGGAATCCACAATTTGAGCTGGTACTTCAAATGCTTGTTGAACATTGGTATGAAAATAAAGGGATATATGAGTCCGGAGGCACCGGCTCATCTATCCCTTTTACTGCTGAAAATATATTGACGCAGCTGCGCTATACATCTGTGGAGGAGCAAGAAAATGAGGAAAAAGATCAGCAAACTCCGGCATCGCCTGACCTTTCAAAAGAAAACCAAGATACAGGATGAAGAATTAAATTGGATTGATTCGTATGAGGACTTATTTACAGTGTGGGGAGCTGTTGAAGGGTCTGGTTCTCTCGGAAACAATGAAACTATGATTGCCGGCGCTTTGGGGGTTAAGTCGCCAAAAAAAATCACGGTGCGTTACCGGAAGGGTATAAAACAGGATATGCGAATTGTTGAACGTTTCCCTAAAAATAAGACAGAACGGGTCTTCGATATTTTGGATACCAACGATCCGGATGATCTACAAGAAGAGCTCGAGATTATTTGTCAGGAGGTGGGGATCAATGGCTGATATGAGTTTTGACGGTATAGATGATTTAACGCAGTATTTTGAAAAAATCGGCGGAGACGTTGAAAAGGTTGAACCTGTAGCATTGAAGGCTGGCGGTGAAATTATCGCAGAAAGGCAGCGCGGCCACGTTAACCGAAGTGATAAACAACAGCCTCATATGCAGGACAATATCACAGTCTCAAATGTAAGAGAATCCAAGGACGGAGAGAAATTTGTTGCTGTTGGTCCGAATAAAAAAGTAGCGTTCCGAGGGAAATTCTTAGAATGGGGCACTTCAAAAATGCCGCCGTATCCGTTCATTGAAAAAGGTGGACAAGAAGGGGAGGGGCCTGCTGTGGATTTAATGGAGCGAATACTTACAGCGCCGATCAAATGACGATGGACCCGGTTCGTGAATTGGTCAAAACTCTTAAGTCCAGTTCTAACTTGGATGAATTAGTAACGGGCGGAATTCATAATCTTACCGCAAATGATGTGAATGCTTTTCCGAGAGTCGTGTTTTATGAGCTTAAAGATGCTGATGCCGGTTATGCAGATAACGAAGCATACTGTTTTGAAGTTCGGTTTCAGATGAGTATATTCACTCAAGCAAGTACGCGGAGATTTGAAAAGCTCATTGCTTATGAAATAGATAAATTAATGCGATCAATTGGTTATGGTCGATATGATTCGCAAGCATTGTACGAAGAAGACACAAAAGTCTATCACAAAGCTATGAGGTATATGAAAGGCTATTTTAAGGAGGAAGAATAGATGGGAAAAATCTTAACCGGACTGGATATGTTCCATATCGCAGAAGTTCTGCAAGATACAAAAGATGAACTTGAATTTTCAGTACCAGAGGAATTACCGGGTGCAGTTAGTATGAAACTTGATCCGAAGTCTGAAACAGAAACTTTCTATGCGGATAACGGTGCGTATGCACAGTTAAGCAGCTTAGGAGACATTGACGGGGAAATGGAAGTCGCAGATTTACCTCTTGATATGCAGGCGAGGATTTTCGGGAAAACGGTTGAAAATGGTATTCATTTCTCTAGTGCAGATGACAGGCCACTAGAGATTGCGCTGGGTTTCCGTGCAAAAATTTCAACTGGTGGATACCGTTACTATTGGGCTTTAAAAGGGAAGCCGGAACTAGTTCCAGTTGAACATAAAACGGAGGAAGGAAAACCGTCGCCCCAATCTACACAAGTGAAAATTAAATTTAGTCCACTGACAAATGTGAAAAAAGGAAAGAGAAGATGGGAAGCCAAAGCCGAAGAAGGAAACGGCATTAATGCTGATACTTGGTTCAGACAAGTTGTCTATAACAAAGATAGTTTTACTTCTGGCGGAAATGATGAAGTTGTGGACGTCGGTAAATAAGTAACCTGAGCGCTTTAAGCGCTCTTTTTTCTTGAATTTAAAGGAGGAATGAAAGTGGAAGCTTTAACAATCACTCTAAGAATTGACGGGAAAGACAAAAAGTTCGTGACACCAGACTTCATTTCCGGAAAATTGTTTCGTAGTGCTGCGGCTATTACAGAAGATTTTGAATCTAACGATACTGACAGGCTGTTTACTGAAAAACAAAATGAATTTGTCTGTAATGTATTCGGAAATAAATTCACGCTTGATCAATTTGAAGAGGGAATTGATTCCCGACTAGCTGGAAGAACAATTTATGCTACTGCAAATTATGTTCTTGGGAACATAACAGAAGCTAGCGCTCTGTTAAATCCGAATCAGAATGCAGATGGTGAAGAACCGGGGGAGTAAGTTTGTCCGAGGCTGTCATGGATATGTATAACGCCTTGGAAGAAGTCGGGTTCTCCCAAAACCAAATTGACGAAATGGACATTGTGTATCATCTCAAACGGTTGGCTAGGAGAAAAGAAACAACTGAAAATCCGAAAGCTAATGAGAATGATCAAGTGTACATAGATCAGATTTTAGGATAAGGAGGTGCCCGATTGAGCAAGGACATTAAAGTCAAACTGTATTCCAATTCATCGCAGTTTAATACCGAAATGCGTGGTATCGCTGTCCAGATGAAAAATATCAAATCAGAGTTTGAGAAGAACCGTACAGCAGTTGGCGTATGGGGGAATCAGTTAAAGACTGCCCAAGTAACAGCCCGGACTCTTAGCCAACAGCTTGAGCAGCATAAGCAAAAAGTAAAAGCACTTCAAAGAGCTTATGCAGATGCAGCGATCAAAAAAGGGAAGGATGCAAAAGAGACACAATCTCTTTCCCGCCGACTGAATAATGCAACAGCTCAGATGAATAGAACGCAGCACGCTTTGAATGAAACAACTCAGAAAATCAAAGAAATGGAAAGCGCATCAAGAAGAGCTGCAGCACGTATCAGGCAGATGGGGCAGCGCATGAATTCTGTAGGCGGCACAATGCGGAATGTTGGATCATCGGTTGCAATGACATCGGGTGTGGCCTTCGGTGGCTTAGTTCTTACATTCAAAGATGCCATACAAACAGGTATGGAATTCGAAAAACAAATGAGCAAGGTACAAGCGATCTCTGGCGGAACAGCGTCAGAGGTAGCCAAATTGAAAGAGCAAGCTAAAGAGCTCGGTGCAACCACTGTCTTTACAGCAAGTCAGGCGGCGGATGCACAGGGCTTTTTAGCTATGGCCGGATTCAAAGTAAATGATATTTACGATGCAATGCCGGGTATGCTCAGCCTTGCGGCGGCTGGACAATTGGAATTGGGCGCGGCCGCAGATATTACTTCGAATATCATGTCTTCTTTTGCTCTGAAAGCTAAAGAGTCGGGGCACGCCTCTGACGTAATTGCATATGCCGCAGCCAATGCCAACACAAATGTAGAACAGATGGGTGAAGCCATGAAATTCTTGGCGCCTAATGCTCATTCACTTGGATGGGGCATGGAGGAATCAGCTGCCGCAATTATGGCCTTTGGTGATTCCGGTCTCCAAGGAACTTTAGCCGGACAAGCGTTTGGAACATCTTTAACTCGCCTTGCAGCACCTTCAAGAAAAGCAGCCAAGGAAATAGAAAGGTTAGGCTTTAATTTCTTCGATGCTGCTGGGAATATGAAGAGCATGCCAGAAGTAGTCGCTGAGATGGAAAAAGGCATGAAGGGCATGACGAAGGAGCAGCAGGCAGCTACGCTGAAAACAATCGTGGGAGCCGAGGCGTATAAACATTGGACAATTCTTCTCCAAAAAGGATCGAAAGCCCTTGGAGAAAATACAAAAGCCCTTGAAAAGTCAGACGGGGCAGCCAAAAAGATGGCAGATACCATGCTGGATAATGCACATGGTAGTATCGTTGCTTTTGAATCAGCACTAGAAGGCGCGAAAATTAAGCTGACTGAGAGTCTTTTACCGGCACTTGGTGATTTAGCCGATAAAGGAGCCGATATTATATCCACTTTTAACAATATGGATTCCAGCACGGTTCAAACGATTCCTAAAACAGCGCTTCTTGCCACAGGAGTTCTAGGCGTAACAACAGCCGTTGCGACGTTAACTGCTGGTATTGGAGCTCTTCTTGCATTCACTGGACCAATTGGTTTGGCAATTGTCGGCGGAACTGCTCTTCTCGGAGGAATTACTGTTGCCACTTATGCTTACAATGAAGAATTGAAGAATCAAAAGAAGAAGCAGGAAGAGGCACGGGAAGCCACATTGCTATACGGTGAAGGGGTTTCTAAGGCGACTCAAAAATCAGCAGCGGCTTATGTTGATTTAAGAGAAAAAGCTGAACTTCAATTATTTGAATTGAGCCGGGTTTCCGGTGAAGAAGCTGACAAAATGGCTTCTAAACTGGTAAACACTTATTCTCAAATGCGCGACAGTCTAATCAAGGAGCTTGAGGGATTAAAGAAAGATGCATTGGTTGTTCTCAAAGGCTTGTTTGATGATACGGATGAGAATACTAAAAAACAGGGTGAAAAGATCACTGATAAGATGGTCGGCGCTATTGATAAGGATATGCAGGAAGCTCGTAAAAAGGTAAAAGAATTAGAACAGTTACAAAAGGATACGGGCCTTGTTTCCTCAAAAATGAATGAATCGCAAAAGGCTAAACTCAATGAGATTCTTTCATACTTTGAGCAGTCTACAAGTAAGTTTGCGGCCAATCAAAAAGAAGCTATTGCCATGCAAAAAGCTGTTTCTGAGCAACAAGGGAAACTATCATTCAAACAGGCGAAACAGTACAACGATGATATCAAGAAAGTTTATGAAGATGGACAAAAAGCAGCTAAAAAGGACTTGAATTATCGGAATGATGTCATTGAACAACTTTATGCTCAGGGCTATATAGATGCAGAAAATCGTAATACGTTGCTGAGTAAGAGTACGGCTGACTATGATAAAGCTCTGGCGAAAAATACTGCTGCCTATGAGAAAAATTCACAAGCCTTATTTTCAAAAATGTCGAGAGACGGGAAACTATTAGACTTAGAAACAGGAAAAGCCTTAGAGCGACAAGATCAATATATTTCTAACTCAATGGGAATCATGATTAAAACTGAGGAATCTGAATCTGCCTATCAGGAACGTTGGGCCAATAAACAAATTAAGTTTCTTCAAAGTTTAGGTCAGAGCAAAGAAGAGGCTATTGCCACCACTCAGCAGGCACTTCAAGAGTTTTATCAAGGTGTTGGGATGACAGAAGGCGAAGCGCGGGCAGAAGCAAGCAAAGTCGTCTCAGCTGTAGAAAATGAAATGAACAAGCCGGGCAACACACAAGCTGCCGGTCAAAAAGTGGTTCGTGACTTTGCGAGTGGCTTAAAACAAGCAAAGCCGGCTGTCATAGGGGAAGGCACAGTTTTGCAACAGGCTTTAAATAATCAATTGAAATCTGATACTGCAACGCCTAACCAAGCCGGTAAATCTAAAGGGAACGCTTTTAAATCAGGCTTAAATTCTACAAAAAATTCCAATGTTCAAAGCGGTTCGGTTCTGCGTCAAGCTGTTTTGAGTGAACTCAATAAAGGTGGCGGGCAGGCTAATTCAGCTGGTCAGAACAAGGGGAATAAACATAAATCCGGTTTGAACTCAACAAAAGGGGCCAACACTTCTGCAGCTGGTTCTCTCAGTTCATCCGTGACCAATACTCTTGGGAAAACCACAGATGGTGGCGGAGGTAAGAAAGCCGGGACCATGTTTTCGAGTGGAGTGAACAGCAAAAAAGGAAGCGCGAGCAGTGCAGGGAAGAATGTTTCCAACAGCGCGAAGACAGGTTTGAAAAGCGCTAAAACAAACAGTGTAGGCCAAGACTTTGTAACGGGATTTATAAACGGCATGGGTTCGCAAAATGGTTCGCTTTTCAGCGCTGCGTGGAATCTCGGTAAATCTGCATTAAGTGCATTAAAGAAGTCAATTGATTCTCATTCTCCGTCAAAACTGACTCAATCGGAAGGTCACAACTTCTCAGATGGTTTTGCAATTGGGATTCAGAATAAATCAAAATTAGCGAAGAAAAGCGCTGTTTCCATGGCTCAAAGCACAATGAGCTCATTTAAACGGGAACTTAGCCAGATGGCTTTTGACATAAAGGGCGCGGCCGATCAGCTGATTTCTATGAAATCGGAACTTGTGGTTAGAAACGAAGTAGATACACCATCGTTAAACCAAAAGCTTGATGCTTTGATCACGCTTTTATCCAAGGGACTTACAGGTGATGGAGGAGGAAGTGCGGGAATGAGCCAAACTCCAATTGTAATTTATCCTGCACCTATTCAGATCGACGGGCAGCATGTTGCAAATATCCTGTTTGAAAAAGGAGATGGGAAAATTCTTGATCAAAAGAGCGCGGATCGTTACAACCAGAGTGCCTATAAAGGTGGGGTGAGAGGTTAATGCTTGATCTATATATAGATTTTAACGATGGAAGGGGGGAGCGAGAGCTGACAAGCTTGCTCCCTCATTTTAGTGTGAGGAGTTTTACACCCGACTCTCCCAATATTGAGCGAGAAACAACAACGATGTCGAGGATAAACGGATTAGTCTTGCCGCAGCATCCCCGGGATGTTGTGTATAAGGAGCGAAGTATAAAAGTTGAATTTCTTCTCGATTCAATTATCGCTGAGACGTTTTACCAGAACAGGCATGAACTTTATGCCTTGTTAGTTCAGCCGTTTCCCTATTACATTTCAACGGATTTGTTTCCTAACCGTCGTTTTCTTGTTACTTGTGACGGGAATTTCTCTATCCCGAAAGATAAGCAGAAAAACCATGCAACATTCACTGTAGAGTTTACAGACATTCTCGGGCTAGCCGAATCTAAGTACACATCTTCAACACTCCAGAATTTTAACGGAGAACACTGGAGCTCGGGCATGGGAATTTTAATGAGGGATGATCTTGAATATCGCTTCAAAAACAAAAAGCGATTCAGCATTTATAATCCGGGGGATGCCATTGTAAATACTTTGCAGCATAACTACAATGTTACCTTTTGGGCTAAAGGAAAGAATGTCACAATAGTCAATCACACGAACGGTGAAAAGTTAAAGATTGAACAAGAACTTCAACGATCTCAGAAGGTAACGTTCATCAAACAATACACAGTGATTAATGATAAACGAATTAAAACCTCTGGCCGGCTTCCGTCTTTAGATATTGGATGGAACGAGTTTGAAATACAAAACTCGAATGATTTTGAAATCAAATTTGATACCCATTTTTATTACAAGTAAGGAGGGATGATATGGCTGCAGCAGACTTTATTAAAAGCCTTGTACCCGGCGCACAAAATGTATACAAAAAATATAATGTTCTCGCCAGCCTTGTCATCGCTCAGGGGTGTCTTGAAAGTGCGTATGGCACAAGTGGACTTGCTCAAAAAGCTCATAACCTTTTCGGCATAAAAGGGACATATAACGGTCAGTATGTTTTGATGTGGACAAGCGAGCAAGACAAATACGGAAACGTTACTCGGATTCAAGCGAAGTTTAGAAAATATCCCTCCTATGCTGAAAGCTTGGCTGATTTAGGAAGCTTGTATAACCGTCTTAATCGGTATAAGGCGGTTGTGGGTGAGAGCAACTATAAAAAAGCATGCCAAGCAGTGAAAGACGGCGGATATGCTACTGACGTGAACTATCCGAGCAAGTTAATCAGTATCATAGATAAATATAATTTGACGCAATATGACAACATTACGACGCTGCCTGACGAACCAGATGTACCAGATAATCCAGATACCCCGGTTGAGGACCCTGTATTTCCAAGTAAAGAATATGCGGGGAAAGACGTTTCTTTAAATAAAAACTTGCCTTCAGATGTTGATTTCCCTCAATTGTTTGTTTCTACGACGGACGGAACGGATGTTGTTGAAATAACAGGGGTTATTGTTGATTTGACAGATGATACAACGGGAAAGAAAAGTTTTACCTTTACTATTATAAAAACGCAGCAGAATGCAGCTGAATTTGATCTTTTGGTAAACGACAATATTCTTTATATCGACGAGAGAAAGTTCAATCACCAGAAATACTACATTACGGATGTTGACTTGAAACAATCAAAAAATGTGATCACAAAAACGATTACCGCAAATCATATCTATTCCGTGCTTCTAGTTGAAAACCGTATTGAAGAAGCTGTTTCTAAAAAGCTAAAGCTAAAAGAGGCGCTTGATATTGCGTTAAAAGGAACGGACTTCACTTATGTATTAGAAGCTCCTGAAAGTGATTTTCCATCAGCAGAAGAAGAGAATTTTGGAGAGAAAAATAGCACAGAATTGATGGACCAGATCATAGAGGACTATGACTTAGAAATTGATGTTGATAATTATAAAATCCATGTTTACAAGAAAATGGGGCAGGAAGTAGACTTCACGCTTGATTCCCGTTATAACATGCCGGGAATTAACATAAAAACAAACTCGCAAAACTGCACGACTCGGGCGTGGGGATACGGTGCCATGGCAAAGGATAGTAATTCCACAGATAAAAAACCCAAGTATATTTTTGAGCCTATTCTTTATGTTCATCCCGAAGAGAAAAAATTCTTACGGGAGGGTAAACCAAGATGGGCCGATCCGATAAAGGATGAAACAATCAAAAAGCCGGGCAGCATGGTCTCGGCCTTAAAGAAACATGTCAATCCATACCCGGAAACAACTGTAAGTGTTGATTACCAATATATCTATGAACCTAAGCTTTTAGCCATTGAAAAACCTTTTTGGAAAGGTGATACCATTCATGTTTTAGCAGATACAGCCGAGGGTATTACGTTTGAAGATGATGTCCGTTTAGTGACGATTCAGTATAACCCTTTGAACCCTTACAGCAGTCCGAAGCTTACATTTGCAAACTATAGAAAAGATATTCAAGACATTGCGGTCAATCAGGCCAAGAAAATAAGGGATCAAAAAAGATATGTTGACCAGATAATACAAACGCTACGATAGGCGTTTTTTATTTTGGCCTCAAAGGAGTGAAACAGTTGATCAGGCTTAGGAAATATTACGACACTACTCGAAATACAGTATATGAATCTCAATTATCGGAAGATATGAATAGAATCGAAAAAGAGATTAACACCCTAGACGGTGATTTGAGGAATCATAAGTCTGATTTTCAGGCGCATACCAGTGATCAAATTACCCATCAAGGTTTTTCTCTCCGTACCTATATTGAAAGCCTTTATAATCGTATGCGTAATTTGATTCTTAATGCTGACGGAACAAATGTAAAAGAGGTCATTGATGCTCGTGTTGATACTGACGGTAATATTGCGCCTCTATTAAAAGAACGGCTTGACCGAGATTATTTAAGATTGAATAAGAGAATCAAACGTATTGTTCATGTGGACGATTACGGGGCGGTAGGGGATGGCGTAACAGACTGTTCCGAAGCGATTATGAAAGCCGTGGGCAATGGTAAAGTGAAAATTAAACTGGGCCCGGGTGTCTATGTTGTTCGCGGTGTAAAACTAAAAAGCAACGTTATCTTTGAGGGTGACGGAATGGATATTACCACCCTTATTCTTCATGATGAGACACCATCAGGTGAATGGGTGATTACGAACGCTAATCATCTGGGCGGCAACAAAAATATTGTGATCCGTGACATGACCCTTGATTGGAACCGGGACCGACAAAATGGAGCCATGAAAGCCATGGGCGGAGTAAAATCCAGCTGCTTATTGTTAGCACAGGTAAAAAACGCTTGGATTCAAAGAGTCCGAACTGTAAACCCTGCTTTGCATGGCATTGATATTTCGGCACCAACCTACGACATTTCAGATAGTGATTACACCAAAAACGGTTGTGACTCAGTGTGGATTGATGGCTGTATTTGTGAAGGATATGGAGACGATGGAATTACGACTCATTACAGCAAAAACATCTTCATCACAAACAATAGATGTATATATCCTTCCGGAACAGCGCATGCCCTTGGTAAAGCCAATTCAAATGGTATTGAAGTAGACGATGGCTCTATGGACGTATGGCTTTTCAACAATTATACGGAGGGGAATGTCCGGGGGGTTGAAGTGAAGGCACATGCGAAATGGCCGGCACCTTCTAATATTCATGTATACGGTCATCAATCATTCCGTGATGTGAGAGCATATGACCTTCGTCATATCGGACATCATTATGCAGATGACCCGTGGAGTGAAACAGCACGAGATGTTTCTTTGGTAGACTGTACAGCTAAAGAACCAATATTCAATGATTTGTATGCTGGGTTAGAGCCGAAAGCGCTTGTGATTTCTGCATATCAACGTGTCACTGTGATAGGCTTCACGGCAATTGGTGACCCAAATTATAACTATAAAGGGACGCCGATTATTGCATTTCAATATAAGAGTCGCAAGATTAACATTAATGGATTAACTGTTTCCGGATTTGTGAAGGCCGGTTCAGATGTTCGTATTTATGGCGGTGATCAAAGAGCAGATGATGTTCGTATTTCAAATTTTACTATCCATGATTCAGCTCCAGAGGGAATTTCCATCGGCGGCGGGGTTTACTATGTCACTTTAATGAACGGTATCGCTCATACAAGAGGCGGAAGTATAGGGATTTCGTCACCAAACAATCAGGCTGATATAACAGCAGTTCGGGCTGTTGGCTATACTAATGCGGCAGTTTTAGCAGGTCAAAAATATAGTTCGGTACCTACTAACATAAAAGGCGGCTTCCGGGCTGCTGCCAGATCGGGCTCACCTTTAACGGACACAAGTGCAATCATAGCTGGATCGGGAACGATAATCGCGAAGGGCGAGCGGAATTTTATTGCTGGCGTTGCTGGCGGCGCAACTACTGAGGGCTCACGGAACGGCGTAATGTTCTCGTGGAATTCGCACACAACTGGAGGCAGCGGATCAACTGGCGTTATGTTTTCGAAGAACGTAAAGAACAGCAAGGAATACACGCTTGCCTTAGGCCACGGCAACGGTAATCCGTCAGAAGCAAACAAAAAGATTGAGCTGGATGCGAAAAATGGAACTGTGCGTGCCACAAACCGTGTAGAAAGCGTCTCAGACCTTAAAGACTTTGCAGAATACTTTGAGTCAACTGACGGACAGAAAATTGAAGCCTCCTACCTTGTTGCTTTGGAAGGCGAAAAGATTAAGAAAGCCGACGCTGGCGATAAGATTCTCGGTGTTGTGTCGAAAACGGCCGGGCTTGTCCTCGGTGGTGCTGCTTTCGATTGGAAAGACCGGTATTTGAGAGATGAATTTGGCGGCATTATTTATCAAGAGGTTTATGACGGTGAACGGGTTATAACGGTTCCGGCGGAAAATCCAGACTATGATCCTTCAGAGGCTTATAAGCCTCGTGAAGAGCGAGACGAGTGGCATGTCATCGGTCTAATTGGTCAGGTGTTTGTTCGTATTGACTCCACAGTTAGGGTAGGTGATAGCGTAACGGCAATTGAAGGGATAGCGACAAAAGCTGAGTCCAACGGATACGGCACTGTAATGAAAATTGAAATGCCATACGATGAAGAAAAAGGCTACGGGGTAGCCAAGATGATCGTCACGCCGCAACATTAAGGAGGTTCATTCTTGATTTATAAAAATGCAAACGTCACGTATGATATTAACTCACATGGATCAAACGGAAGATCAACAAACATTCAATTTATGACCCAAGATACGGGCAGCGCCAAGCTGTCCTTTTCTTTTACAAAAGATAGTGTCCCACTTCCATTGTCCGCGGTTGATGCAAAAATTGTTTTGCTTTATCCGGACGGTTCTTTCTATAAAAGGAGTCTTACTCTCGTAGACAAAGTGAACGGAAAAGCAGAGTACATTTTGTCTGATGCAGAATTAAAACATCCCGGTATTGTGAAGGCAGAATTAAAGCTTTACTACACAAATGGTCAAGCTCTGGCTACTTCCTTTTTTACGTTTACGATATCAAAGACTTTGGAGGATCAGAACATTGTCCCAGTAGCGGAATATTACATTGATGATTTTGAGATGTTACGGGATGAGATCAGCCAAACTCTCGATGAGATAAAAGCGAAGTTCGATGAATTTGAAAACATTGAAACGAAAGCTGGCGCCCAAGAAAAAGCAGACAAGGCCGAAGCGAACACAAAAGCTTACACGGACGTGCATGCGAATAATAAAACGATCCATATTACGGCAGACGAGAGAACAACCTGGAACGCAAAGGAAACGACATCGGGATCGAAAAGTAAAGCTGATAAAGCGTTAGTTGACGCAAAAGCCTACACAGATGAACACGCTACGGACACTGTTAAGCACATTACTGCAGCTGAGCGCACGAAATGGAATGGTGCTCAAGCATCAAAAATTACCGCAGATCATGGCGGTGTGTCAATCGCCGCGAATGAAGGAGAAGACATACTCAAAAAAATAGTTGATCAGGGACGGACAATGGGTACTTTCTACGCGCACGGAAAAGCGATTAATGCTCCTTCAACAGTTTCAACAAGAGGAATATTTCATCTTACAGGCCTTGCTTCTAATGGGAAAGGTATGTATGGATGGGTTTACGCTACCGATTACAAGAATAATGTCTTTACAAACTACTATGACGGCAGCACAACGTATTGGCAGGGGTGGAAACGATCATTAAACACAGATGACTTATTGTATTCGTACGCTAACATCACTTTAAAGAATGGTGCAACAGCCGGAACACGGACACCTATTTATGCAAAATGGGGACCTTTAACGTTATTACGCGGGCATGTGAAAACAGAACCAGAAATCATATTTGGCTCAATTCCTTCTTCATATGCTCCAATCGGTGGGGCAGTTGTAACAGTTCCACTTAGCGGAACAGGTGGGACGGCCAACCTCATTGTATATGAAAACGGAGATTTAAAAATTAAATATCCAGACCCTACAGATTCAAGTAAGCTTGGCGGCGGATACTATATTGATGTCGTCATCGGGTTTCAAGAAGGAGGTACTGCATGATACAGGTTTACCGGTATGATGAGAACTTTATTTTTGTCGAGCCGGTTCCAATTGAAGAGCCGGGGGAGGATGGAAAGTATGTAATTCCTGAAAATTGCACAACAATTCAGCCTCCATCATTCATTAAACCTATGTTTCACCCCGAAGAGCAAAAATGGTCAGAAGTAGCAACTCAAGCAGAAAAAGATGAGATTTTAAAACAAGTTGAAAAAGGAAGAGTTCCGTCACCTTTAGATGAATTAAAGTCTCAAAACGCTGAAATCATGGTGCAGCTGGCTGAAGCCCAGAACTTGATAGATTCTCAAGCGGAAATGATAGCGGACTTGTTATTAATGCTGGCTGAAGGAGGGGAAGCGTGATGGATTGGTTCAAAAATATCCAAACCATTTATGGATGGGGAAGACAGTATTACACAAATGCTGACGTCGCCCGTTTTGTTGTTTTGAATAGAATCACAGAAGAACAATATAAAGAAATCACCGGCCTGACCTATCCAGCCACAGAGCCGGTTGTCATAGATTTAGGAAGTTAACCAACACCCAGAGAGGTGTTTTTATTTTGCCTCTAAGGAGGTTGTCAAAAAGAAATGGAGGAAACGAACGTGTTTATTAACTTTGAAACGTTGGATTTAGCGAGAGTTTACCTGTTTGGAGGTGTGAAATATCTTGATTTACTGCTGATTATTAGCATTATAGACATCCTAACAGGCGTCATAAAGGCATGGAAATTTAAAAAGCTGCGGAGTCGGAGCGCATGGTTTGGCTATGTCCGAAAAATGCTTACCTTTCTAGTTGTCATTGTGGCGAATATCATTGATACAATCCTCAATCTGAACGGTGTCCTGACATTTGGGACCGTTCTTTTTTATATCGCCAATGAGGGGCTTTCCATTACGGAGAACCTTGCACAGATCGGAGTTAAGATTCCGGCGGCCATTACTGACCGGCTTCACGTAATTGAAAATGACAACGAACAAACAAATGAAAAGGATGAACAGGCTGCTGGATAACCCGGCGGCTTTTTCTATATCAAAAATAAAAGGAGAGAACACTTATGACAATCACAGTGAAAAAGAACCTTGTATCATCAGCTAAATACGGTTTGAAATGCCCGAACGCAATGACGGCGCAGTACATCACCATCCACAATACAGCCAATGACGCATCAGCTGCCAATGAGATCAGCTACATGATCGGAAATACTAGCTCGACAAGCTTTCATTATGCAGTCGATGACAAAGAGGTTATTCAAGGTCTGCCGTTAAATCGTAACGCATGGCACACAGGAGACGGAAAAAACGGCACAGGGAATCGTAAGTCTATTGGTGTTGAAATCTGTTACAGCAAGTCAGGAGGCGCTAAATATAAGGCAGCAGAAAAGCTGGCGATTAAGTTTGTGGCGCAGCTGCTCAAAGAGCGAGGCTGGGGTATTGACCGTGTCCGCAAACACCAGGACTGGAACGGCAAGTATTGTCCTCACCGTATTTTGTCAGAGGGTAGATGGAATGAGGTTAAGGCTGCCATTGAAGCAGAATTAAAGGCTCTGGGCGGGAAAACAACTTCTAAACCGTCATCATCTGCGCCTAAAGCTTCTGGGGGCACTTACACAGTCAAAAAAGGAGATACTCTTTCCACAATTGCAAAGGAGCACGGGGTGAGTGTGGCAACCCTGCAAAGCTTGAACGGTATCAAAAACCCGAACTTGATCAAGGTCGGCCAAGTATTAAAGCTCACAGGCTCAAGCACTTCGAGCCCTAAACCAAGCAACAAAAAAACGTCATATGCACTGCCCTCTGGTGTCATTAGAGTAACAAGCCCTATGCGAAAAGGGGATGACGTAAGGCAGATTCAAAATGCTCTGGCGTCTCTTTATTTCTACCCGGATAAAGGGGCGAAGAATAACGGTATTGACGGCGTGTACGGTCCGAAAACAGCAAATGCAGTCAAACGGTTCCAATCAGTAAATGGCCTGACTGCTGACGGCATTTATGGGCCTAAGACTAAAGCGAAAATTGAAGAAAAATTGAAGTGACAAAAATCCCCCTCTCTTTTTTCTAAGGGAGGGGGTATCTTTTATTTCGGCTCAATTTTCACTAATACTGCTGTATCTGGGATTCTAGCTAGATGAACAGAGTAATCTCCATCGTCTACATTCAACATATCTTGATCACTTTCTAAAAGGTCATTTAAATGACCAATATCAATTCCTAACGCATGAAAAACTGCAAATATATTAAAAAGACCAATTTCAGATTCAATATTATCTGTACCGGAAGCCATTAAATTTAAACCGTTGAAATTTTGATCGTTGTCATACCAAGCTGTTAAAGTAAAAACCCCACCGGAGCCATCACTTTCAGTTTTAAGTTCTCTTGTATAAATGCCTTTATTTTCATCATGTTTAAAATCTCCAATGTTATCTCTATTAATATGATTGAGACTAGGAGATTCGATTTTTTCATCATTTTCAATATCTTGGACTGCATCATTAAAAGTCTGTACAAATTCCTCAAGGCTAAAATTAAATTCTTTTTTCGTGCTATTAATTTCATCTGTCTCGCTGTTATTGTCTTCACTTTCTGCGTTTTTTATCTCTTTTTCTTCTGAATTGGTATTTTCACTGCTGCATGCAGATATAGCGAAGCATAAAAGCAAAATGGTAAATAAAAAAACAAACTTTTTCATAAAAATCCCCCTATTATTTAAAACAATATTAACATTTTAAAACAAATAAGGGTTCATTTCTATGATTTGTAAGGGCTTTGATAATGATTGAAGTTTCAACACGAAACTGTGAGAAAACATAAAAAGCCCATAAGAGGGCCTTATTGTATTGTCAAGAATTTTCATTGTTTCTCTTTTTAATCGACTCGTTAACTTTCATAATAATGTAAATCGGGATACACAAAAAAATGAATAGCAGCGGAAAACTCAAGGAACTACCATAGTAAACAATGACTCCAGAAATTAAAGCAATAAGTATTGTCATAACCAACTCTCTCATTTTTCACACTCCTTTTTCAAATAATAGCATATTAATCCTAAAAAAAGGTAGCGTTTTCAAAAACGAACCCTTATACTGGTATTTGCAAGAAAAAATACCAAATGGAGGGATTTTTTTGAAAGTTTATAAGTCTTTGACGGTCGGTATTCTTTCGTTGTCACTGGTTTTTAGCGGGATCACTTCGGCTTTTGCTACGGAAAAGAAAGACGATAATAGGCTGAATATTGTTTCTTCCGAATCCTTAGACCCTAATGCAAGTATTGAAAATTTGATGATTTACCATACTGCTGGACTAAGTTTATATGACTCAAGCAATGTCTTGAAAAATGCAGCTGATGTTCAAGCTAAATGGGATGGTCAATTCAAGTCAGATTATACAATCCCAGCCTATGTAGTTGCTTCGGCGGCGTCTGGAGGGATGTATCATATTACACGATATTTGACAGCAACCCTTAACTTAGGTCCAGCTGCGGCTGCGGCATTCACAAGCATGGTAACAGGTTATGTTGCTTCAAAGGGTGATATTCGTTTAAAATCCACAGAAAAATACAAATGGATCGTTAGATATACAAAAGCGAAGTACGAAGCCACGACAAAGATTTATGTGAAAGGAAAATATAAATCAACCAAAACTAAAACATGGATTTCAGAAGCTGATCCGAATATTGATTCGGTTGAATAGACAAAAGCCCGTCTCACATAAGGCGGGCTTTAAATAATCCATATTTTCTTTTCTTTATCCCAAGAAAGAGCACCTTTACGAATTAAGCTTTTTGTAGTCTCACGTATTTCCTGTTCACTTTTCCCGGTCTTTCTTTTTAGTTCTGGCAAAGTCGGGTTCTTTCCATATAAACGCATGTTAACGATGATCCGATATAACTTACGTTCAAAGTCATTCAT